TAACCCCGCTTATAATGAGGTTAACACGGTGGCAAGTTCGACCAATGATGGGCAAATAGATTTTAAATTTATATTTGATTTATACATAGATGGAGTAGCGGGGTTTACTCGTTTTAAAGTTGCACCTGAACCACAAACGGGGAATAATTACGGAATTAAAGGATTTAATAACATATTAGAATCTTACGTTAAATCATACATACTGAAAGACGACACGACCTTAACGGGTGCTTTTCAATTTATGGATGAGGGTATTAAAAAGTTTCACGTTAACTACGGGGAAGAGTATAGGCTTACAGTTAACGACCCTATAGTTGTTTATCCAGACTTAACCGTAGGAAATGACAAGTTTGTATGGAATGCGTCTTTAAAGTTTAACGAGTGGGTAGAGTATAGTTTTAGTAATTATAAAAATAATTGGTTAACTAATCAATTTACTAATACAACAACTTTAAACAATGTAGGTTATAGCGGTATTATTTCAGACACGGCAACGGACTTAGAATATTTAGAAGTTAAAACTTTCGATAGTGCTGGCGGGTTAATTGACACCTACCAAATACAAAACTTATTAAGCACGGGGATAACGGGCGCAAAGTATTTAAGTGTAGCAACCGCACCAAAGAACTTAAATAACGTCACAAGCGGTCTTGTATTAGGCTCGCAACCTATAATAGACACGGCGGTAAGTTCATACACTTGTCAAATTTTAGACGCTGGATTAAGTGGGATTAGTGATTTACTTACCTTTACAATGAAAGAACAATGTAACTATCCTATTCGCAGGCTACACTTTCAAAATGAATTAGGGGCATTTAATACCTTTAACTTTGATTTAGTTAGTAAACCGTCTGTTAATATAGAAAAGAAAAGTTATAAGTTTAATCCAACTAGAATAGATGCAAGCGGTCAACTTAATTACGACAAATCGGATAGAACAAATATAAACTACCACATTAAGTCTACCGACCAAATAGAGTTAAATTCTAATTGGATAACAGAGGAGCAAAGTATTTGGTTAGAGGAACTATTTACAAGTCCAGAGATTTATTTAGAAGAAACATTAATAGGAGGTAAAGTTTTGACGAATTTAATCGCAGTTAGCGAAATACAATCTAATACATACCAAATTAAAACTACTAAGGTAGATAAGTTGTTTAATGTTAATCTAATAATTACATTATCAAATAACAATTACCGACAACGTAAATAGATGACAGAGCAATTATACTTAAATAATACCGAGATACCTTTGTTAAAGAGTTTAAACCAGTCTTTAACTTTTAGCGTTGCGGATATTAGCCAACCAGATAAACGAAAATCTAGTTATTCTAAGACGATTAAGATACCAAATAGTAAGATAGCGAATAAATTATTTGGGGCGGTATATGATATTAATCTAACGGACGGAAGTTTTAACACCGCAGAGCGAACGGATATGTATTATCTTGTTGATGGTCAATTAATAATGGAGGGTTACGCCCAGTTAAAAAGTATTGAGATACTAGATAATAATGACATTAACTATAATATAGTTTTATTTGGTAATACGGCGAACTTATTTAGTAAAGCAAAAGGAAAGTATTTAAGGGATTTAGATATAAGCGAATACGATCACCCGTTAGTTAAAGAAGCTATAGAGCAGAGTTGGGACTTTCAAATATTAGAGAATGGTATTCCCGTTCCTTTTGAATTGGGTAAAGGTTATGTTTATCCGTTAATAGATTATGGATATAGTACCGACCAAATCACATACCAAGTTGGGGGGTTGTCTCCAGCAATTTACGCTAAGGAGTATTGGGATAAGATTTTTGAACAACACGGATTTACTTATACAAGTGCCTTTATAGATAGTGAAAGATTTAAAAGGGAGATTATACCAAGCGACCCAAGTATTTACGCAATGACGGCGGACGAAATAACCGCCCGACAATTTAGCGTTAACACTCCTAATTTTTTAGATACTGGTACGACTCAAAGTTTAGCGATTCCAGAAGATAGCGACCCGACAAACGAGGTTATAGTAATGACTAATGACGTAGACGACCCAAGCGGAATTTACAACAATACAACGGGAGCGTATACGGTTAACTTTAATGGTCAATATAATTTAAACGTTATAGTAGATATAGACGCTACTTTTGTACCTAATGACTTACTAGCTAATTTAACAGTAAGTTCTGAGATTAGAGGTTATTTAAAAATAAGAAAGAACGGAACAACAACCCTAGATATGATAGACTTTTACCTAAGTCCGTTTGGGTTAGCGGTTGGCTCACGTAATACAATCACACCCCCTACAAGTGGAATTGCTACACATAGGCAAACGGCAAGTGGTGGTCTTGGTGGATTATCTGCGGGGCGTACTCAATCCCCAATTAATAGATATAATCTAAACATTAACAATGTTAACTTATTAGCTGGTGACGTTTTAACAATAGAATTCGCTGGAATTTATAAAGCGTTTGGCGCTATGTTTCAAAATTCAATTGGGGTTAATTATGACGGTACTTGCTACCTTAATATCTCGGTGGGTGGGTTTAGTAATATATCGGTTAACTCTACGGTAGGTTATGGAACAACTTTTGATTTAAACAAAGCTATTCCCGACAAGTATTTGCAAACGGATTTCTTAAAGGATATAATTAAAAAGTATAACTTACAAGTACAACCCGACCCACTTAATACGAGTAACTTTATAATAGAGCCTTACAACGATTATTACCAAACTACAACGGTAAATGATTGGAGCGAAAAACACGCAATAAATAAACCCTTTACAATTACCCCTACGGGTAAACTTAAAAACCTTGTTTATTCATTCAGCTATAAAGAGGATAAGGATTATTATAACTCTACTTATTTGGAGCAATGGCAAAAGGTTTACGGTAATAGAGAAGTAACCGCCGTTAATGATTTCTTAAAAGGGGAATATAAAACAGAGTTAACTTTAAGTCCGACCCCAATAGTCGGAGAGCCTAACGGGGAAATAGTTATCCCTAGAATTATAAAACTAGATGACCAAGACCAACCAATCCCGACAAAGTTTAATAGACGTATGTTGTATTATGGTGGTTTAAAAGGAAACCCATCGGGAGGTAATTTATTAAACCCTTGGAAATTAGACTGGAGCACGGCAACAATTCCACAGAATAATTACGAGTACCCATATTGCGGTCATTTTGATGACCCGTTTAACCCTACTTATGACACTAATTTTGGTCTAGTTAAGGAGGTTTATTATGACGACAATATAGCACCTATAAACGTAACAAACAACAACCTTTATAATATCTACTACAAAGATATGATTAACGGAATATTAGACCCAAGCGGTAAAGTTTTTGAAGGTTACTTTCATTTGCAACCTATAGATATTTACACTTTGTCTTTTAGAGATTTGTTTTACCACAATAACGCATATTGGCGACTAATGAAAATTAGTAACTATAACCCAAGCGATAACAGTTTAGTTAAGTGCGAGTTTCAAAAGGAAATTAAGTTAACTGGGTTTATTCCTACAACTATTCCCGTATTAGGAGATGACACGCCTTTTCTACCATTTGACCCAAGCACGGGAACGAATGAAGAGGAGCAAACACCAGTTAAAAACAAATCACAATTTAACCAAAAAGACGGGAATAGTTTTAATAATCTTACAACTAAGGTTAGCGGGTCGGACAACTATATAAATAGAACGGCTAAAGATGTTGAAATATTAGGGGATAACAATAGAATAAGCGCAAATACTAAAAATATAAGGTTAGTAAATAGTGATAACAATTTAATTGGTGCGGGTGTTGAAAATGTAACCTTAATAAATAGTGACGGTTTGGAGATATTCGAATCAAATGTAACTTATATTAATGGTTTAATAACAGAGGGAACAGACCACCATAGTGGATTTAAAACAATTAATTCGGGGCAAACCGTAACAATAAAAGAAAATAAACAGATGACAAACTGGAACAAGTTAACCAATAATGGGACTTTAGATATTAACGGAGATTTAATTTTAAGATAATATGGCACTTTTAGACATGGGAACGGCTGACGGTTCAGCAATAGGAAACCCAACAATAGGAAACTATTTTATATTTTTAGATAGTAATAATAATGATTTATTAACTACAAGAGACGAAAACGGAATTGACACTCTTTACGAGTCGGGAGGTCTTAACAATAGAGTAATAGTAACACAATCAAATTACAATACTACTTTAGGCGGTACAATAGACAGCACGAAAGAATATTTTTTGGATGGTGTGATTGATATGGGAGCGTTTCAAATAACTGTTCCAAGTGGAGGCATAAACATTAAAGGTTTCGATTTTAACGTAAGCGGTCTAACTTCTAGCGAAAACACTTATACAATGTTTACGGGTGCAACCTCTGGGGATGTTTTATTGTTTGATTTTAAAATCGAGGTAACGGGTACAAGTTCGCAAGTTTTCGACTTGACCAATTCAAGCGGATTTAACGCCTTTGAAATTTCGAGAATAAACTTTAACTGGTGTACATCTTTAGGAGAATTAAATGGATATAGACAAGGATTAGAAACGGGAACGGGTCGATTTGGTGGTACTCCTAACTTAATTTTGTCGGGTACTTGGTTATGTGG